GAGGCCTACCTAGACAGCCGCTCCCCAGGCGATCAGACCCTCATCGGCACCGACCAGGCCGCGGTCATCTCCGCGCTGGTCACCCCCGCCCTCACAAACGGGCCGCCGATCCTCATCGACGCCCCGAACACGGGCGTCACCATGACGTACCTGACGCAGGATGGCGACGACAAAACGATCCTGACCTGCCTCAAAGAGATCATGAGCTTGGATGGCGGCCCGGAATGGACGATTGACGTCGTCTGGAACGCCACCCACAGCGGCTTTCAGTTCCCGCTGCGCGTCCGACCGGCCATCGGTACCCAGGCGACGACACCGGAAGCGACCTTCGACTTCCCGGGCTGCGTCGCCTCGTACACCCTCACCGAGTCCTACGAACAGGGCAAAGGTGCCACCGTCATCCTCGCCCGCGGTGAGGGTGAAGGGTCATCCCGTCTCACCTCCAGCCCCCACGAGGCGACCGCACTCATCGCCGCGGGCTGGCCACGCTGGGAATACCGCTACACCCCCGCGACGGGCGTGACGGACCCGGACCAGCTGAACGCGCACGCCGCACAGTCGCTGACGCTCATGCAGAAGGGCGCCCAGGTGTGGTCCATCGAAGCTGTCGCGTCCCGCGCCCCCCGTCTCAGCAGGGACTGGGCGCTCGGCGACAACGTCCGCATGGCCGTCGAAACCTCCCGCCGGCACCCCCAAGGCGCCAACGTCGTCGCGCGCTGCTGGTCCTGGGAACTCGACCCGGGCGCCGACCGCGTCCGCCCGATCCTCGTCCAGGAGGGCTGATGCCACGCCAGCTCGACCAACTCCCGCCGGACGCCACATCGCTGGCCCGTCGGCTCGCCGCCCTCGAGCGCGAAGTCCGCGAGATGCGGGCCGCGCGCCGTATGACGGCCGCATCCGTTGGCACCCTCCGCGTGTATGCGGAGGACGGCACGACCCTGCTGGCCGAGCTGGGACCGGACGCCGGGAACGGCGGGGGCGGGCTGTGGACGCGCGGCCTGCAGGACCCGATCAACATGAGCGTGTACCTGTCCTCGGGGCAGCTGCAGTTCCGGCCGGTCGAAGACGGGCAGGTCGCCGTCCCGGCTGCCATCACCTACGACAGCGACGCCTTCCAGTACACGGACCTCATCCTGACCTCGGGCAACGTCGCGTCGACCGCGCACCGGGCCGTGCTCACGCTGGAGTCCACGTTCGAGGGCGGCAGCCCCTACGTGTACGTCCAGGGCGAGAACTCGACCCAGTGCAACATGGACGTCCTCGGGGTCTTCACCAGCGGAAACCTGGCGTGGGGCAGCGTGTCCATCACCCCGACCACGGTCAACGTGCCCATCAGTACGACCGTCAACGGGCTCAACGTCATGGGCAGTACGTTCATCGCTTTCGCGTCCGCAGTGACCTCCCTGCCCGGGGCGCCGACCAGCAACAACGGCGTCACCGGCGTCAGCACCAACAACGTCTCCTCCACTGGGCTGACCGTGTGGATGACCCGGCAGAGCATCACCACAACAACCGTGAACTGGCTGGTGATCGGCATATGAGCAGCGACGTAACCCTTCAGCCCGCCCTCTACTACGACGTCACCGCCCGGGACAACAACCCCGAGTGCCGCAACTACGAGAAGACCTTCGACGTCAACCCGTTCTACTCCAACGACGGCATCCACTACTCCGTCATCTGCGGCCTCCCGGGCTGCGGGCAGCCGATGGAGATACTCACCGCCATCCTGCTGGACCCACAGCCCGAAGTCTCCTGACCAGCTGCGCAACGCCGATGCCTGTGCCCTCCGGCCGGGCCTTTTTCATGCCCTGGAGGGCACTTGACCAGCACTGCCCGCAAGTACGGCCGCCGCGCCCCGAAACAGGCCCCGGCCCTCCGCTTTGCCCGCTTCTTCACCGGCAAGGTGCCCGCGCACCCGGCAGCAGCCGACTACCTTGCGCGCCTCACGGCCTGGCAGATGCTGGGCAACGACGTCGCCGGAGACTGCGTGGCGGTCACCTACGCCAACGTCAAACGGCTCGTCTCATTCATCGCCGGGGCCGAGAACTACCCGTCGCAGGACGAGGTCTGGGCCATCTACAGGACCCAGAACCCGCACTTCGACCCGAACGGCACCGCCGACACCGACGGGCCCGGGTCGACGGCCGACGGCGGCATGGACATCCAGACTCTGCTGGAGTACCTCGTCAAGCGCGGCGCCGTGCTCGCGTTCGCCAGGGTCGACCCGTCCAGCCCTGACGAGGTCAAAGCGGCCATCGCGATCTTCGGATTCGTGTGGACTGGCATCGTCGTCCAGGACGCCAACATGCAGGACTTCGACAACGGGAAGCCCTGGGGCTATCACCGCTCCAGCCCGGACGACGGCGGCCACTCCGTCATCACCGGCGGCTACGGTGCGGCCGGCCCTGGACCGCTCGGCGGAGACGAGCGTTTCATCACCTGGGCCGAAGAGACGTCGTTCACCGACGCCTACTGGCGGCGCAAGGTCGAGGAGGCCTGGGTCGTGGTCTGGCCCGAGCACCTCACCCACCCGGCATTCCTCGACGGCGTCGACCTGGCGGCACTCGCCGCCGACTACACCGCGTTGACCGGCAAGCCGTTCCCTGCCGTGGTACCGCCGGCGCCCACGCCGGCTCCTTCCCCTCCTCCGTCACCCACGCCTTCTCCAGCTGATCCTCGCCTGGTTCAGGCGGCTGCTCTCACGCAGCAGGCGGACGCCCTGATGCAGGCGTGGGTGCACGACAATCACGCGACAGGAGCTTGACCATGGTCGACCTGTGGATGCCGGGAGCCGCCCGGCATGCCCTCGGAAACGAGGGCGCGATGAACGGCGGCCCCGCGCGGGCTGTCTGGCACATCACCTCCAACGCGCACGACTGGACGTTCAAGAACGAACTGGGCTGGTTCACCGGCGGCGGAGCCGACGTCGCCCCCCACCTACTGTGGGACCCGTTCACCGGCGAACTGGCGCAGATGTTCCCGGCCGACTCCAGGTCGCTGTCGCTGCAGAACGACGGCGCGGTGAAGACGAACCGGACCGGCCGCTACTGCATCCAGATCGAGACCGTCTTCACGGCAGGCGAGACCGTCAACGGCAAGCGGTACGCCACGGTTCGCGACACCCCGTGCAAGGGCCTCGATCAGATCATGGACTGGTTGAGGAGCCTCGGCATACCTGATGTCTGGCCTGGTGGAGTTCCGACGGGTTTCGTCCGCGACACCGTCTCGGCCGCCATGTGGGAGAACGAGGGCGGCCAGTACGGCCATCACCAGATTCGCGGCAACAGCCACGTCGACCCTGGCCCGATGCCGAACCTGGCAGCGTTCGGCACGCACACGCCGGTCACTCCGCCGAAACCGCCCACGCCCGCCAAGCCGAAGGTCTCCCTCGCGCACGTCGTGTACGCGGCGCGGCACGACCCCGCCGCCGCGCAGGGCCACACCAGCCACAAGGACGAAGTCCTCCTCGTCGAGAAGGCACTGAAGGCCGAAGGGCTCCTGGCCGGCGGGTACGTCGACGGCTCCTTCGGCTCGCTGACGGTTTCCGCGTACAAGGCGTGGCAGAAGCGGCTCGGCTACACCGGCTCGGCCGCCGACGGCATCCCCGGCCAGACCTCCTTGTCGAAGCTCGGCGCGAAACACGGCTTCCAGGTCGTCGCATGACCGCCCTGGACTACGACCTCGAATTCCTCGAGGACGGCCGCACCATCGAGCTGATCTCGATCGGCATGGTGTGCGACGACGGCCGCGAGTACTACGCCGTCAACCGGGACATGCCGGTGCGCCGCATCCGCAAGCACAAGTGGCTGATGGAGAACGTGGTTCCCGGGCTCCCGAAGGGGCAAGGAGACCAGCGCATCCACATGCCGAAGCGCTGGCTGTTCCACTACGCCGACGAGCGCGTGAAGTCCCGCACGCAGATCGCCGACGAGGTCATGGACTTCATCCGCGCGTCCGGACCCGACGTCCAGCTGTGGGCGAACTACGGGGCCTACGACCACGTCGCGCTCGCTCAACTCTGGGGCCGAATGATCGACCTCCCCGAGGGCGTGCCGATGTTCACGCACGACATCCAGCAGGAGCGATCCCGCCTCGGCATCGCCTGGGACGAACTTCCCCAGCAGGAGTCCGGCGAGCACAACGCGCTCGCCGACGCCCGTCACAACCAGACCGTCCGGCGCTGGCTCGCCGAACAGGAAGCGAGAACGTCATGAAGATCTTCGGTCGCGAGCCGGTATACATCCTCGCGTTCATCTCGATCTGCCTGAAGCTGAGCGCGGCCTACGGGCTCGACGTCACCGCCAGCCAGCAGGGCGCCATCATGGCCGTCCTGTCCCTGATCGTGGCCGTGGTCACCGCGGTCGTCCTCCACAACGGCGCCGTCGGCGCATCCATCGTGAACCTCGGTCAGGGCGTCCTCGCCCTGTTCCTGGCGTTCGGGCTGCACATGGCCGCACAGACGCAGTCGCTGTGGATGCTGGCTGTCGAGGGCGGCGTCGCCCTGGTGCTGCACCGTGAAGTGACGGCGCCCATCCCGGCCGTGGCACTGGAGCAGTCCAGTCCCATCAAGGCTGGCCCGCAGAGCGTCTGATCGGATCACGACGTGGACGATCCGTCGAATGGTGAGCTCGCTCGCCGCCTGGAGGCCGTACACCAAGACCTCAAGGAGGATTTCCGGGAGCTCGCCAAACGACTCGACGCCAAAGTCTCCCTCGAACGCTACGAGCTGGAGCGGCGGAACCGGGACGAGGTCCACGTACAGATGATGGAGCGAATTACGGCGATCGAGACTGCCCGCCAGAAGGAGAGGCAGGACGCGGACGTGGTACGCCAGAAAGCCGAGGACCAGAGGCGCGCGGACCGACGCCTGATCTTCTCGGCGCTGATCGTGCCCGTCCTCATCGTCCTGCTGCAGGCGTATCTCGCGGCGAGAGGGGCGGGCACGTGAGGGCTCACAGCTCCCGGATGAAAGACCGGCGCCGCGGCGACGTGTGGTTCGCGCTCGCCGCCGCTATCGGGATCGCCGCACTCGCCTGGGTCGTCATTACGATGCAGCAGCTCAGCCACGACCTGCGGACCGCGAACGATGCCCGCGACGCGCTGTCTCGGCAGGTCCAGCAGCTCGGTGAGAAGCCTGTCGCGGGACCGCCCGGCAGCCGCGGCGATCCCGGCCAGTCCATCACTGGACCGCAAGGCCCGCAGGGCATCCAAGGGGAGCCCGGTCCGGCCGGTCCCCTCGGCCCAATCGGACCCCCCGGCGCACCGGGCAAGAACGGCATCGCCGGCAGCAATGGCAGCAACGGCGTGGGCATCATTGGCCCAACCGGCGCCGCTGGCAGCAATGGTGCAGCCGGGCAGCAAGGCCCCCAAGGCGAACCCGGGCCCGTCGGCCCAACCGGACCGCAGGGGCCAGCCGGCGCCGACGGCAAGGATGGAGCCGACGGCAAAAACGGGGCGGCCTGCCCCGACGGGTACTCCATGCAGGCCCCGGCCTACGACCCGGACGCCCTCGTGTGCCGTAGAGACGGCGCCCCGCAGCCGACGCAGCAGAAGAGCGGGTTGCTCGGCCTGGGCCTCGCCCCGAACCGCCGCCAGTACATGTAGGAGAGACCGTGAACGCCACTGACAGCAGGCCACCAAGCGACTGGCCGGGCCTTGAGATGGCTGATATGACTAAGCTGACCGAGGACATCTACTACGGCTGGCTCGCTCACGAGACCAACCCGATGTTCTGGCACCGGTGCGCCGCTCTGGCCGACGTGCCGGAAGAGCGCACGGTGCACGGCCCCTGGGTGGCTGCAGGGACGAGCGCGCACACCCTCGTCTCCCGGGAGCCGCTGCACCTGGAGCCGTCGCTGCTGTGGCGCTGCTGCAGCACGCACGGCTTCGTCCGCGACGGCGAGTGGATCCCGGCGTGAACGAGGAGCCCGAAGACGACGTCCCGTTCTGGCTGTCGCCGCGCCCGTTCCGGGAGCCGGTCTATTCAGGCCTGCCCGACGGGTACCGGCCCGACGATACGGAGCCTGAGTGAGTGCGCCGCGGAAGCTGGCCGTCGTCGACGGCCGGGTCCTGCTCCAGGCCTGCTCCCTATATAAGGGGCACGCGTGCGCGGTCATCGAGCAGCATCACATCGCCCCCAAGTCGTGGTGGATCGCCGCCGGAAAGCCGGTGAACACGCCGCTCGCCGCGATCTGCCCCAACTGCCACGAGACAACCCACGCCGTCCTGGACGCGCTCATCGCCGGGCGGGACGTGTCCGCGCTCCCGCCGCGCTGCGTCACCCTCGCACGGCAAGGGCTGGCCGTCGCGGCAGCGCACGGGCTCACGCCAGCGCCGACCCTGTGACCAAGACGCCCCCGCTGTTGCCCCTCCCCGGGGTAGCGGCGGGGGCGTTCCGGCGTGTTCGGCGGGGAAGTTGTCGGTAACCGGTAGACGAGTTACCGGCTGTTGCGGCTATGGTGGTAACACAACTTCATGCACCTCCCGGTGCGCAGGGCAACCTCGGCTACTTCTTCTGGTGAATCACGCCGAACCGCCCACCTTGATCTCGGGAGGCACAGCATCGGGGGTGCCCGGTGCGATGGATGCGCGGTTACTTCTCTGCTAGAAGCGCCTCGTGCGCGCGGGCTCGAAACCCGCAGGACCGCCGCCGGTTTGATCTCGGGCACCCCACTGCTGGACCTCCCCTCCACGTGAGGGGCTTTTTTGTGACCCGCTTCAACACGCGCTCGACCCGTCCTGCCGTCCACTCGCCCGTGACCACGACCGGGGAGCGGACCGTCACCCACGAGGGCGCCACCGGGCATCTTCGGGACGCCAAGGCCGAGCTCTTCCTGCTGTCGGTCTCCAACTTCGTTGGCCAGGACGCCTTCTACGAAAAGGGCGGCGACCGCGACGACCGGTACACCCAGCTCGTCCGGCAGCTGGCCGTCGAAGACCCGGAATGGACGGTTGGCCTGCTCGGCTGGCTGCGCGGCGACGGCAACATGCGCACCGCGGCAATCGTCGGAGCCGCAGAGTTCGTGCAGGCCCGACTCGACGCAACCCGAAGCGCCACGGCGCCGACCGACGGAACGTTCGACGCCGGCTTCAATCGTCGCGTCATCGGCGCAGTCCTCCAGCGCGCCGACGAGCCCGGCGAGATGCTCGGCTACTGGACGTCGAAGTACGGGCGCAAGCTGCCGAAGCCGGTGAAGCGCGGCATCGCCGACGCCGTCCAGCGCCTGTACACGGAGCGATCGCTCCTCAAGTACGACACCGACAGCAAGGGCTACCGGTTCGGCGACGTCCTCAACCTCGTCCACGCCAGCCCGGATCCCGGCAAGCCGTGGCAGGGCGACTTGTTCCAGCACGCCCTCGACCGGCGCCACGGATCCGGCGACGAGATCCCCGAGGCCCTGGAGCTGTTGCGCAACCGGGCCGAGTTGATGGCTCATCCCGTTGAGGACCGCCGAGCTCTCCTCGACAACTCGATCGGCCGCGCGATCCTCCGTGACGCAGGTATGACCTGGGAGGCGCTCGCCGGCTGGCTACAGGGGCCGATGGACAAGCAGGCATGGGAGGCGATCATCCCGTCCATGGGCGTGATGGCGCTGCTCCGTAACCTGCGCAACTTCGACGAGGCAGGCGTCTCCGACGAGGTCGCCGCGCAGGTGGCGGCCAAGTTCGCCGACCCGGAGCAGGTCGCCCGCTCCCGTCAGCTGCCCATGCGGTTCTACTCTGCGTTCAACGCCGCCCCGTCACTGCGCTGGGGACACGCCCTAGAGAAGGCGCTCACCGCATCGCTCGCCAACATCCCACAGCTCGGCGGCCGGACCCTCATCCTCGTCGACACCTCCAGCTCGATGCACGAGGCGTTCTCGAAGGACGGCAGCCTCATGCGCTGGGACGCCGCCGCCGTCTTCGGCATCGCCCTCGGCCGACGGTGCGCATCGGCCGATGTCGTCTCCTTCTCCTCGGCCCGCTACTACATGAACGACGCCCCCGGCGCGAAGACGAAGACCTTCCCGCTCACCGCAGGCGGCTCCCTCCTCGGCGACGTGAAGAAGTGGCGAGACGGCGGCTGGTTCCTCGGCGGCGGCACCGACACGGCCGCCGCACTCCGCCAGGAATTCCGGGGCCACGACCGCGTTATCATCGTCACCGACGAACAGGCTAGCCACGACCACGTCGAAGTCGACCAGTCCATCCCGCAGACGACCCCGATGTACACCTGGAACCTCGCCGGGTACCAGGCCGGGCACGCGCCGGCCGGGCGCGGGCAGAGGCACACGTTCGGCGGGCTCACCGACGCCGCGTTCCGGATGATCCCGTTGCTGGAAGCCTCCCGCGACGCGAACTGGCCGTGGGAGAACCGAGCCGCCTGACCGAACACAACCGCGCCCCGTCCTCTCCGGAGGGCGGGGCGCTTCGTCGTCTCAGGCCTCGGGTGCAGCTCCCTCAATAGTCAGGGTGATGCTGCCGTCGGCTTCGTCGGTCCAGTCGACGACGATGCCCTGCATCATCACGCTGTCGTCCATCCGCCACCGCATCGGCTTGCCGATGGTGCCCTCGCGAGTGGTGACTTCTCTGAAGGATGCCTTCATCGGAACGGTGAACCGTACTGGCTGCTCTTCGGTCATGACGGGGGAGCGTAGCGGCAGCCACCGCCTTCTGGGGGCACGGCGCGTGACTGTCCAACAATCGATCGATTGATGGCTAGTTGGACAGTAGAGGGTCGAAACGGACATACCTGCCCGTCCGGTTGTCCAAAAAGAGTGTACAGAAAGTCTCAATGTCCATTTACTAGTGGTTACCCTTTATTAGACAATGGAGCCATGGAACCCGACTCCCCAGACCTCCTCGCACCCGTCGGCGGGGGAGGAGCCCTCGTCGGCTACGCCCGAGTCAGTACCAAGGGGCAAAAGCTCGACCGCCAGATCGCTTCCCTCGAAGCCGCTGGATGCCAACGGATCTTCAGCGACAAGAAGTCCGGCAAGAACACCGAGCGCGAGGAACTCTGGAAGGCCCTCGACTACTCGCGCGAAGGCGACACCCTCGTCGTCCCGTCGCTCGACCGTCTCGGCCGCTCCATCCAAGACCTCATCGCCATCGTCGCCGGCCTCCGCGAGCGAGGCATCGGCTTCCGCTCCCTACACGAGTCCCTCGACACCACCACGCCCGGCGGCCGGCTCGTCTTCCATGTCTTCGCCGCCCTCGCCGAGTTCATCCGTGAGCTCATCGTCCAGGGCACCCACGAAGGACTTGCTGCAGCGCGCGCACGCGGGCAACGCCTAGGCCGCCCGCCCGCGATGACGGAGGAGCAGATCCGGCACGCCCGTGCGATGCTCGCCGACCCGGGGGCCTCCATCAGTTCAATCGCGAAGCTCCTCGGCGTCAGTCGCATGACGATCTACAAGTACGTCCCGGAGCTGGCTGCCGGACGTGCGTCCTTGGTCGCCGCTGAAAGCCGCAAGGAGATCACGCCGTGACAGATGCCTCCACGGGCACGATCTACGCGCTCATCGACCCGCGTACCGAGGTGGTGCGTTACGTCGGCCAGACGACCAAGCCGATCGAAGTCAGACTTGCCGGCCACCTCGCTGCCCCCGCTCCGCTCGTCAGGGGGTGGATCGAAGAGCTGGCGGTCGAAGGTCGACGCCCCGAGATCACGCCCATCCGCGAACACGTCCCCGCCGCCGAACTCGACCTGGCCGAGCGGGAAGAGATCGCGCTGCACGCCACCAGCGGCGACTTGCTCAACGTGGCAAGCAACGCAGCCGGGAACGCCAAGCGACGCAAAGCCAGCCGCGAAGAGGCAAAGCGCCGGGAAGCCGAAGAGAAGGCCATGGATCTGTCATGGCGACAGGCGTCGTGGCGGCTGGTCGCCGACCAAGTCCGGGCGGCGACGGGCGGGCCTATCCCGCCCAGCGACATCCCGGAACGCCGCATCCCCGACGCGGTCTGGGAGACCTACCAGTCCTACCGTGAAGCCGAAGACTGGCTGGCACGCCACCCCTCGGGCGGGTACCTCCTGATGCCCGGCGTAGGGCTGACCGCGGCGGAGGATTCCCCGGAGGCGCTTGAACGCCAGGAGGTCCGTCGGCTCAGGCAGCGCTGCGCAGACGGGCTTGAGGACTTCATGCGGACGTTCAGCCGTAGCTTCTCCGCTGTCGACGATGGCGAGCGCTACGGGGACGGGATCTTCGGGCGAGGTGACGACGCCTACAAGGTCGCCTTCACGGATCCATCCCAAATGGAGCGCTACCTCAGTCTGATGCCCTGGGCGGCACGAAGTCTCGACCCGTGGGTCGCGCTCGCCGACGCGGCCGGCATCGACAGCCGTGATGCAGCATTCGCCGATTGGGTGTCGGACGACTCCGACACGCGCGCTGCAGTGAAGCTCTTCCAGGGCGCGGAGACTCCCGGCTACCTGGGGCGCCGGTACGACCGGTGGGACACCGACATTGCGTCCTTCACCCTTGCGCTTGGCGCTGCCCACATCCCAGGGTTCGTCGTACCCGAGCTGCTCAGGTCCGACTTGCGCGAAGGGCTGGTCAAGGTCGCAAAGGACCGTCAAGCCACGGGCGAGATGTGCAAGCTCCTGCAGGAGATCGACCCGAAGGCTCTCGACACCGTCTACGGCAAGGATCGCCTGGCCATCGCCGACGCCGAACTCGGGCTGCCCGTGGGGCTTGCAGCCCAGGTCATCGCGAAGGTCTTCGGCACGGACCATCGAGACCCAGACAGCGAGATCGGCAAGCTCCTTCAGCGGAACGCCGGGTCCTTCCACGCCCCCGCTATACCGGAATACGCGGACTGGTCAGGGATCCACATCCCGGCTATGCGGTCAGCCACCGCATGCTTCTGCGCGGCCGGCTTGTTCAGCGACGCGGGCGACGATCTGCTCACAGCTGCGATCGAACGATCGAAGCGAACCTGGATGCCTGGGGGCAGGGGCTTGCAGGTGCTCGAAGAATTGGAGCGAAGCCTGCAGGCAAAGCGAGCAGCTTAGAACCCTGTCCCGTCTGTCAGCCCCTCGTGCCAGACTGGTCGCGGCAGTGCGGCCCCCTGGGGCCGTCCGATCGGCTGCCGCTGCTGGCCTCATGAACCAGCGTCCAGCCTTGCGCCCGCCCCGGATTGGGGCGGGCGCTCGTGCGTGAACGGTCGGCTTACTTGTAGAAGACGGCCACGCCTCCGTGATGGGAGCAGGCGCCCTGGTGGTGGGCGGCATACGAGTAACTGCCGTCATTGCACATGGCGGTCGCCCCGCCCCCGGCAACGCTGGAACCACCCGAGGAACTAGAACCACCCGAGGAACCCGACCCGCTGCCCCCGGACGATCCGCCGGACGAACTGCCGCTGCCGGACGGGGCCTTCGCGGTGACCGTCACCTTCACCTTGACCGTCTTCGTGACGGTCTTCGTCACGGTCGGCGCGGGTTTCGGCGTCGCGGTCGCCGTGGCCGTCACGGTGACAGCGGGCCGGGGTTTCGCCGCGGCGGCCTTGGCGTCGCCGCTGCTGTCCTGGCTGTTGCCGCTGGCTCCGATGACGACTGCGAGACCGAGCGCGGGAAGTACGTAGCGCTTGCGGGCCCACTTCGGCGCGGGCCGGGACGGCTGCGGCGGTACAGGCGGCCTGATGTACGGGTTGCTCAAGGCGTCCCCCCTTGTCGTGCTTTCTGAGGGGATGACGGTAGCGGGAGGTGTAG